ATGCGAACGCGGAGCCCATTAAGAGCTCCGCCTGGTGAGTGTGAGATGTTTTTGGGGCCATAGTCCTTGTGCTTTTTGAGGAGAAGGGAAGCCAACTCATCAGCAATATCAAGAACATCAAACTCAAAATTATCTGTCTTATCTAGCACTTCATACGCTTTCTGTGTAAGTGTCCACACATCAGCACTACTTGTCATTCTTCTTGCCCTCCTCTTTGAGCATCTTCTCAAGACCATCAAACATCTCATCTGCCTCAGAGTAAATCATTACTTCTTCCATGAACTCAGACAGCAACCCTTCGCCAGCATTCATGAAGGTCAGAGCAGCACTCTGTACGCACTCGTATGCATCTTGATACCTGTTACTGATAAGATATTCATTGATAGTGGACAGGAACTCAAACAAGTCGAAACTGTAGTTACGTGTCAGACGTACGCCCCACTCGTATTGAACGCCGTTGTGTCCAAGAAAATCAAACAAGTCCTTGAACTCGTCATCACATTGACACTTGTATCTGCCCTCATGATCGGGCATAACTGGCTTATCCACGAGCGCTCGCAATCTTGTTAGTAAAGTATTCAGGACCTTCCTGACGATACATTGAATTTACATCTTCACCTTCAGGCATGTGAATCACAGTAAGTCCACTAAGTTCTCGAGATAGTGACTTCGCAAATTCGCTTCCAGCGTTGTCTCCATCGGCGAAGAGGAATACGTTGTCAAAGTCAGCCAAGAGCCTAGTGTAATGTTTCTTCCAGTTATTAACCCCTGGAACACCCACGGCAGGAAGATTGCAAACCGTATCCAGCGTGATGGTGTCAATCTCGCCTTCACAGATACAAATGTATGAGGTTGCCCTGAAAAACGCATTGACATTGTATAAGCGTGTCGTAGCTCCACTAAGACCCATGTATCTCGGTTCCTCGTCTGCCAATGCCCGGAACCGTAAGTCAACCACGCCTGACCTTGTGAGGTAGGGGATTGATAAACGTCCCGCATAAGCTTCATGCCCCGTTAATGGATCTAGCACGACGCCCAAGCGAGCCTTCTGCGCTTGCTCTAGAGTTATTCCCCGTCCTGCGAGGTATTCCTCCGCTTCGTGTAGAGCGCTGTGGTAGTACTTCGCCGCTCGCGTTAAGGATTCTCTCTGCAATGCTGAGTGCTTCACGAAACTCTACCCCCTCTTTGTTCATGATGAGTGCGAACCCATCTCCTTTTACCTGACATGCGAAGCAACAGAATACACCTTCATCTGTATTCGCGCTAGCCGAATTGTGCGTATCGTCATGAAACGGACACTTCATTGAGAACCAACCATGTCGTCTCGGTACACGAGCACCATAGTGCTCAAGTATCGGAGCAATTGCTGGCTTTGTATTACTCTTCACCAATAGCCTTCCTAAGTAATTCTACCCATACTGACACAGGCATTGTAGCATACCACTCAGCAGGATTGCCTTTGCCTTTGCGCTTATGTATGACAGCACCAGTCCAGGCTTTAGCATTCTTAGTCTCGACTTCTAATTCTGATAACCACCCAGCAAGATCTAACTTGGCATGGTTCTTAACTTCTATGCAGACACCATTGATGCCTGAGATATCACCCTTATCAAGAGTAGCCCCCGCAAGCCTTCTTTCAGCATACGGGAACCACTCCTGCAGGTACTTAACTAAGTCACGCTCTGCTTGAGAGCCCTTAATCTTTGACCTGCTTGACATTTAGTACCAGCCGTTTCTTTGCCAAAAAGCCCAGGCACGCTCAGGCGTACCGTAGCGATGAACGATGTACTTCAGTCCATTATTCACTTGATATTCAATTGTAGAGTTACGTGGTGTATTTAGTACCTGCGCTATTCCATACGCAGATGAGCGAGGATTGTCAGCCTTGTAATTCCAAGCTGACTCCTTACCCCATAGTTTTGCCAGAGCAGACCATTGACGGTCAGCATCCTTGAACATATTATTCACCTTGTGACGGGCGAACATCTTCGCTTGAGTTTTCTTGTCGATCGGTTTGATTGCGAATAGTTCCACGCAACCAACCCCTAGGTGTGTCGACTTCACTAACCACGCACCCACACCGTGGGGCAAGGTAGCCACAAAAACTGCAATCGCGGATAGCATTGATACTGTTGTTAGTTTCATGTTTCCTCCGTTGGAGCGGTTGCCTGTGTTCCACAGTCTGCACACTCCATATCTAAGAAATACATCCCTATCGTACCATCCTCATCGAATGTTACTTTAAGGTTCCATAAGAAACTACCACACACACATACCGTAGTTGGTTCACCACGGATATCCATCGCCCGAGTGTAGTCAGGACGTAACTCGGTTATGTCTTTCACTTGGTCTGCGTAACTATCTGTATCGGCGGACAAGTGTTGATGTCAAGCTTACAGGAGATAGCAAGGGCTTTCTTCGCTATCAAAGTAGCGGCTTGAACTGACTTGATCTTCTTAGTATCCACCGAGTGGAGATACCCAAGAGCGAACGAGCCACCAGAACCAGCAGCATAATAACCTGATTCTGTACATAAGAATGACATATCATCACCTACTGAGAACAATTTACCATTGAATCCCAACAGGTATTGGAATGATATTTCTTTCTTATCTTCCGCTTCTAAGTCAAAGCCATTCACCTTAAAGGCTTCAAGCATAGAGGGAATAATATTTTTGCCCATGAACTGTATCTCATCGCCCTGCTTGTAGACAGGTGGGTTCCAGTTGTATGTAAGGATATCTCCAGGGCGGGCATCGCCTGAGATACCTAAAATATATTTACCAAGTCGTATGATCTTGGGTGTCTTAGGAGAGATAATGCGCTGGTTCTCTTCGGTTATTTGTGAATCGGCTGCCATGACCATAAAGTCTTTGCCTTGTATTCCGACTATTGTTGTCACCAGCGCACTCCCTATACTCTCTCTACGTCCGATACGTTCATAACTTCAGGGTTAAATTGGAGCCAAAAGGCATCTTCCCCTGATGCATTAGCCTTTCCATAGCGGTTCTTTACAGGCGCTACGGCCAAGAATCCTGGAGCGTTTGAACCCACAGTCAGAATCAAAGCTGGAAGCTGAGCAACCATTCCCTGCAGAGCAGAGCGTGGCTGGCACGGATTTCCAGGATAAGACTCTTTCGTGTGGTGTAGCACTAGCACCGCAGCATTGGTGTCACGGGCTAGATATTTGAGTTCCTTGATAGTAGAACGCATGCCAGCAAACTCTTCTCCTGAATCGTTGGCAACATCCATCAAGTTATCGACAACGATGAGTGTAGGAGAGCATCCCCATAACTCCTCGAATGCCAATACTTCGTTATCTAAATCAGCCAAAGTAGGGGCTGAATCAAAGGACCAAAAGATATGTCCTGATTGTTCGTTGATAATCTTTCGTGAGTTATCGACATCTTCAATGAGCATCTGTTCTGCTTCAGTCTGATTACGTCCAGTAATCATCGACAGCAAACGCATAGCCATTGTGTGAGCATTAGTATCCGCGCTAACGTATAGCGTTGGGACTTTTGATCTCAACGCTATCGCTAGTGCAAGAGTTGATTTACCAACACCAGGAGTGCCAGCAATCATGGAGACTTCTGCTCGGCGTATGACTACCTTGTTAGTATCAAAGGTACGGAAAACCGTAGGTAACGGCTCACCGCCAATATCTTTGCTACCAACAGCACGAGCAAGTGTTCTCATAGTTTAGAACGAACTCCATTCAGGGTCGTTTCTGCGAATCCATTGTGGGTCGCATTGATCAGGTGTTCCCTTAGGGGAAGGACACATGTATGCCTTCCAAGGCCCCTTAGCGCCTGTTCCAGTACGAGTCTGCATAGGCCCGTGCTTACAGGTTCTACCAACAGGTGCGGTAGATGGTGTGAAGGTTTGAGCAGGAGCAGGAGTTACACCTAGTGGTGCTAGGTTTGCTACTGCCTGTGCGATGTTGGTGGGAGCACCAACCAGCGAGGTAGCCATTGTGGTGAGCAGTCCTTCTGCATCCACGCTACCGAGTGCTGCGTCAAGGTTAGCCTTGAACTCAGCATAGTTATCTCCGCCTATGACGAAGATGCGACCATCAGGAAGTTTGCTACTTACCTGATATTTCGATACGGTCATTTGCCGTCCTTTCTTGTTTGGTTACCATTAAGCCATTTACAGTGAGAGATTAGTCCACATCTGCCACAACTATTCAGGTTAGGCAAGAATATGTCAGACTTCCTAGCCTTGTCAAAACCAAGGAACATCTCCTCAATACGTTCAGGACTGAGGTGTTCTATGTTCCACAATGATATGTGACCAGTGCGTGCATCCCAAAAACCTGCCTTGTCGACAGAAACACCTTGCTTGTCTAGAGCCCATGCATAGACAGCAAGTTGCAATGGATGCCTCTGAGATGACGCACCAGTCTTGATGTCGACGAGCACACGATTCCCGTCGAAATCAGTGAGCACGCGATCGATGGCAAGCTTGACAGTAGTCTCGCCAACAGGTATCTCGTACTCTTTCTCGATAAAATCTTCGTATACAGACCAGCCCTTAGATGGGTGCATAAAGTCAACCCAACGGTCAAGCATCCACATACCTTCACCATACCACCAAGAGATATCTTCTCTACCGCGGTACTCCCAGGTATTCATGTCACCATGGAGTGCTTCGTCTTCTTTGATTTGGTTATGCCAAACTTCATTCCATAGTTCATCTATGTTGTTGGTGTTACCGAAATCGGTCTTGTCATAGCGTTCGGTAGCAGTATGTACAGCAGTACCACCTGTGAACCACACAGCGTGCTTCTCAGGAACCTGCTCTACTTTTGTTAGGTAGTATTTCCATCCACATTCCTGCCAAGTATTGAAGGAGGAATAGGAGATATGTTTAGGTAATTTGCTCATTCCTCAAACATATCACAGTCATCACAGAGTTCGCAATCTGAATCACAATCTACGTCGCACTCTTCCCAGCCCAGCCACTCCCCTTGAAGTGGATCGGATTCGCCGAAAATACTTTGAATAAAACGTTGCCACAATGACCGCAATATGCCCGAGCCCCAGATTCTAAGAAATGCCCCCCCTCCCCCCATAAATTTTTATGGTGAGTCAGGGAGGCTGGTTGGTTCAGGCTTATGCCGTCGCCCCTTCATCTGAAGTTTCTGCCCCACGGTTTCCCGCAGGTGAAAGATAACACAAGATTCAGGGTCCGCAAATGCAAAAAAGACCCCCCAGAATCAGAGTCAACCTATGTAAGTTGACCCCGACTTGGGGGGTTTTCAATGCCTGGGGGTATAGTTACCTACCCCCGATGGCTAAAAGTGCCGCAACTCGCCTTAAAACACCCCTTAAAGGGGCATCCTGTGGGCTAGCGTGCGCCCTTTCCAAACTCGGTGGCGGAAGGATCCAACCACTTCAATACTGGACCGAGGAAGCCAGCAAGGGCAGCTGCTCCAAGGGTCTTGAAATCAGTCTCGCCTGCAAGGTAGAGAGCGATAGCAGCAGAAGCTGCAGCACGGAACCAGGAGAGCGATGCTTGCTTGAGTTGTTCCATTATTTTCCTTTCGGGTTGTGGAGTTTGCAACATGTACAAACCTCAGGTTTAACAGGAAGTGGGATCTTCTTAGTAGCCTGTGGCTGTAACGCTGCTTTGACTTGATTAAGAACTTTAGGTTGATTCATCCACCAGAACCAAGGGCTAGTGTCATTAGCCATATCAGGGTTGATAGAAACATGAAGATGCTTATTGTGAGGGTTGCTGCCAGTATAAGGACGATTACCAGACTTAGCTTTATCCCTTGACCAAATCTTACCTTTGAAAATAAGATACTTAACTCGTTTATCTTCTTTAAGTTTTTCAAAAATAACAGCACAGTCTACCCCATTTTCAGGGTCATTGGTTAGATCTACGGCCAGCCCAGTATTGTGGTCCGAATTGGGGCTCATACGTAGGTGGGCTTGCGATGGCAAAAGTCCGTCTGACAGTTTCTTTCGCTTCGGCCACAATGCTGTCGCTTGTCTCAGAACAGCAATAGCTGCAGGGCTTGCTGACTTTACTACTTTCGGTTTCATTGTCCCTCATTTCTTCAAGACCTCCTTGACCAGATCAGTCAGGAAGTCAACTTTCTCTTCTAAGCTGTTTACTTTGTCTTTAAGACTTGAGCCACCATTAGGCTTGAGTTCAGCTAGGTAATGCTTAACAAGCCAGCGCACGATT